ACAATGACTTAGAAGAACGTGGTTTTAAAACTAAGATATGGACAGCTTTATATCCTACTAAAGAACAATTAACAGGTTATGGACATAAGATAGCTTCAATGATTGCAGAAGTTACAGGACAAGAAGGTAAACCGACAGACCCAAAAAGATTTGACGAAGTAGACTTGTTAGAACGTATGTCATCTTACGGTCGTTCAGGATTTAACTTACAGTTTATGTTAGACACTACAATGTCTGACGCAAATAGATACCCTTTAAAATTAAACGATTTAATTGTGTTATCAGGCTGTTCTAAATGGACAGAAGCTCCGGCTAAAATACAATGGGCATCATCACCAGAACAGATGAAAGCTATTGACCCTGAGATACCAAACGTAGGATTAAAAGGTGATTATTATGTGGCACCTATGCATACCAGTCCTGAGTTTACGCCTTTTGAGGGGTCTGTTATGTCTATTGACCCTTCTGGTCGGGGGGAAGACAAAACAGCGTATGCGGTGCTTAAAATGCTTCATGGAGTGCTTTATTTGACTGCCATAGGTTCATTAGATGGTGGTTATAGTGAAGATACTATGGCTAGACTAGCTCAAATTGCTAAGCAACAAGACGTAAACTATGTAGTAATTGAGAGTAATTTTGGTGATGGTATGGCTACACAGCTACTAAAACCTATTATGGCTAGAATACACCCTTGTGAAATAGAGGAAGTAAGACATAATATACAGAAAGAAAAGCGTATTATTGACACTTTAGAGCCTATTATGAATAGTCATAGGCTAGTTGTTGATGATTTAATTATAAAAGAAGACTTTAAACTAGAGCCTGACCATCAGTTATTTAGACAGATGACTAGGATAACTAGAGACAAAGGAGCTTTAAGACATGATGACCAAATTGACGCGCTTGCTATTGCTGCTAATTATTGGGTACAGCGTATGGACAGAGACCAAATCCTGTCTTACAATCAACATAAAGAAGACTTGCTTGACCAAGAACTTGAACGTTTCATGGAAAGCGCCATTGGAAGAGAACCAGAAGAGGATAGATTTATATAATATGGATAATACATTAGGTGATATTAGAAATGATAAACATATGCAAGTAACGGCAAATCGTATTAAAAAACACGAGGGAAAAGAATACATACCCTATCAGTTAGAATACAAAGGTAACATGGATAGTAAGGTTAAAGAGAATTTTTATACAGTTGGTTATGGTCATAAAATAACAGGTGAAGTTAAAGATATATATACAGAAGATGAAATAGAAGCATTTTTTCAAGAAGATTTTAAAAAAGCACAAGATGGTGCTTTAAGATTACTTAAAGGTGCTCCAATAAAACCTGAAGCTTTTGGTATATTAACTGAAATGGTATATCAAATGGGTGAAAATGGTGTTAGTAAATTTAAAAAAACATTAGATTTTCTAAGAGCAGGAGAATATGCACAAGCATCTTTTGAGATGTTAAAAGGTAATAAAGATGGTACTGTAAGTAATTGGGCATTACAAACACCTGATAGAGCTTATGAAGCTTCTGAGATAATGCTAAGGTTACAAGACAAGTAAGTATATATACACATAGCTGTAACTTTTAGTTTTTATCTTATACGGGAACCTTAATATTTAGTAAAAAAATATGAAGGGGTATATCGTCTACAGAAAAGCCGAGTTTCCCCGTGTATACCTCACGTAAACAGCGCAAAGATACCCCTAGATAACAGGTAAAGCGCCGGCTAACGGTGTATATAGGGTAAACCAAAGGCAACACAGGCGGGCTGTGGGTTAATTTTTGTTTTAGCGTGCCTTTGAGCTAGTCTGTTTTTTTAGTTTGGATTATACATAGCCATTACACAGCCATACAGCCACGTACAGACACAAAGCATACACAAAGCATACACTGAGCCACACACACAGAATACACACGGCTATGACTAAGGTACCCGTATAAGATATAAACAAAGGTTTACACACTATGTGTATAGTATAGGTATTAATAAGGATGTATGTATACACTGGGTATACTTAGGGTAATACTTAGGTCTATACTTAGGTCTATACTTAGGTCTATACTTAGGTATGCTGTGTGTATGTACTTACTTATAGTAATTACTAAGAATAGACATTATTAAGTAGTGTCTGTTTTTTTCTAGTCATGCATATGATGCATAGCTGTTATGCAAAAATAACATTACTAATCATTTTTTATACATGTACACAGACAATATGTTTAATTTTTTAAAATTTTTTCAAGTGCTAACAACAGTGACAGAAGGTTTAAGCTATGATTTTAAAAAGTTTCTGACAGCCTCAGAAGCATAGAGGTTACACGGGTGTGACAGCCCCAAATAAGTCGGACACCGCAACAGTAGAGATACGCGCCGGTCTAGCGCTTCAGTGTGATTGCTTGAGCCAGTACAAACAAACCATTGTTTGTCTCATATTATTAATATGACTGATGAGCTACAGAATAGCGAAACAAACAAACTGAGGTTAACTATGAATAAACAAGATTTAAAAAAATTAATTATTAACAAGATTAAAAAAGCTAATGCTGTTTATGTACATAACAGCTTTACTGAGTTTTACTTTAAAACATCTAAAAGTGACTTGCTACACACTTTTAGAGAACAATACAAAAACAGCAACAGACCTGAAAATCAATTAAGCTTGTTAGAATGGCTTAAAGATTTCAACGACAGAGCAACACTAACTGATAGCAACAATTTAATGTTTGATTAAATGACTTGACGGCGGCGTCTCAGGGCGCCGCTTGCTGTCTGGCGCTGTGAGCGTCACTGATGAGCTTTAAAAAAGCGAAACAGCAACATACAAACAAACTGAGGTTATAACATGGTAAAACAAATAAAAGCTATAAAAGCTATATTAACACAAAATCAAGCGGATAAGTTTAAAGACAGTGTTAACAAAGCAACTTTTTTAGCAAACTATGCTAAAGAAAAAGACAGAGTTAAAAAAATTGAGATGCTTAGAGAAGCGGCTCAGGAAGGATGGATATAATTAATATGGATATTGCACAAATTAATTTCCCAATAAATGACAATGACGGCGCTAAACTTATGGCGCCGTTGTTAATTCAAAAAGAGTTATGCAAACAGTTTGGCGGCTGTACAGCATATGACGGCGCCGGCTCATGGATTAATGACAATGGCAAGTTATACGCTGAGCCTGTTAAGATTATACAAACAGCCTTTAAAAATAATTCTAAGAATAGATTGTTTTTAAAAAACTTAGTTAAGAAATACGGCAAACTATCCAAACAAGAAGCGGTTTATTTGTCTATTAATAACAAGGCTAATATAATTAATATTAAGTAACACTGATGAGCTGTTATTCAGCGAAACTAGGCGGCGCTTTACTTTGCCGCTTAGTCTGTTACAATAACGTAACACAAACAAACAAACAAAGGATGATTATGTCATTACAAAAACAATATCTAAGAAGTACTAAAAATTTATATAGCTGTGTCTCAAACGGCGTAACAGTTTATTATTCATACGTGACGCCTGTGGCTATTAAAGACCCGTTCAACGTGTTGCATGTGTGTGAGAATGTCTGGTCAGTTACGACTGGGCGTCACTTAACATGGATTGACGGCGGCACACCTGAAGCTAAAAAGAAGCGTTTAAGTTATGCTGACTTTCAAAAACTTAAAGACATTTACGGCGTTGAACGTGAATACTGGTTAAACTCAAGTTATATTAGACCAAAGACAGACACTGTACCGGACATTATAAAATTTGATGAGATGTTACCGGACAGATTACAATTGTTAAAAATATAATAATAAACACAGAGCGAAACAGGGCGCACACCTCAGGCGCCTTGTCTCACCGTTACGCGGTGACTGATGAGCTCACTATAGACTAGACGGCGCGTTGTTATCAGTAAACAAACAAACAAAGGATGTATATGAATATGATATATAAAATAATATATAATTATTTACATGCTAAAAAATTGGCTGAAGAAGAAGCCTTTAGAAATAAAAGATTAGCTGTACGTAATAGACTAAACGGCGGATATTATACGAAGGCGGGTCATTAAATGCCAAATGTAGTAATATCTAATTTTATCAACGATAAATGGGTTGATAGGATATATATGGCGTTTAATAAAACACCGTATCTGTTAAAACCTGACGGCACAATAGAAAATTGTAAGATTAAAAAAGTTAAATCTAAGTACTTTTTAACAAGTACTGGTAAATGGTTTAATAATTCTGGTCTTAGGATTGACGAACCGGCGGGTATTGATATAAATGCTGAGCGTAGTAAATTTCAGGCTGAGTTAAAACAGGCTGAATTTGACGCTAAATTTAACAAACTAAAACAAACAATAAGAGGTAATTAATATGTATATTGAGATGTCTAACTTAAAAATCACTGAAATTGAAACTAAACACGGTGAGCGTAAAAAGGGTAAATGGGTTGATTATAAAAAACCTATTGAAACACCAAAAGTTGTATTTGAGGATGAATATACAAATTTAATGGATGTTGCCTCAGAAATAAAACACGCCGCACAGCGTAGCCCACAAAATAAAATAATTGTTACGTTTGAAGTTAACGCTGAGTGGTAATAGTAACACTGATGAGCTCTCACTGAGCGAAACTAGAGCCGGTATATCCGGCTTTAGTCTGTTACAATCAACTATAACCAAAGGATAACTATGATTGAACTATTTATGGAATTGCCATTAGAAGGGCAAGTAATAATACTAGGCGGCGTTGTTTGTGGTCTTATTTTTACGTTAAAAGAAAATAATACACACAATAAAAATGCTGATACTATTAATCCGTTTGCTTTAAGTACTAGACTAGACGGCAAGACAATCAAACAAATACAAGAGGCTAATAAAAATGACAGACAAAGAACAAATACAACATCTAATAGATAAAAATAATAAGTTAGAAGCTGAGCTTATATCTTTAAAAACTAAAGTTACTGGTTGGTTTGAGGATATGGCTGAGTTAAGAAATACAGTGTTATTGCGAAACAGTGAGCTTAAACAATACAAAGATGTACATGTTAACTGGGAGCTTAAAAAGAAAATCATATTGTTTTTACAAAAGACACAGTCTTTAGAAGCTTATGATGCAATGACACCAAACCAAATAGCACACAGGGCAGCTACGTTTATTGAAAAAATACTAGGTTCAAAACAACCGCCTTTATTAGCTATTACTAATGAAGTTCAAGTTACTACTAGGGAGCCTGACTAAGGTTCCCATAGTAGATATTATAAACATAACCCACAGATAATTAAGGAGTTAGACATATGGCAAGACTGATTGAGAGTATGCCTACTTATAAAGATGAAGTAGAGCATGAAAAAGAGATGAGGAATTTAGGTTCTAATAGGACTAATAAAAGACTTCAATCTCATGTAGAACGAGAAGAAGAAAGTGTTACTAGTTACGGGAAAATAATGGTAGCAAACACTATAAGACCTTTAGCAAAAGCTATTGCTGAATGGGTAGAGGAACAATCACAAAAAACAATAGGTAAACCATCTATTGCCTTCCTGAAAATGTGTGAAGTAGAACCTGAAATATTAGCTTTAATTACTGGTAAACACATAATCAATACAATTACACAATACAAACCATTAACCGCAACGTGCATATCATTGGGCGGTAAAGTTGAAACTGAAATTAGTCTTAGAAATTTTAAATTTTTAAATCCTGATTTGTACCAAACAGTTAAACAAGATTTAGATAAAAGAAGTTTTAACTACACTTACAAAAGAAGAAAACTAAGAGAAAGTGCTAAGCGTGATGAGGTGATGAAATGGGAAGAATGGAGTACACCTGTTAAATTACATGTAGGACTTAGATTAGTTGAGCTTATGATTTATGCTACAGGTTTAATTGAGATAAGCACAGAGACTGTAAAACATAAAAAAGCTAAAATCATAAAACAAACAGAGACTACTAGAGAATGGATTAAGAATAGAAATAGTTTTAATGAATTACTTAATCCTGAATACTTACCGACAGTTATGCCGCCGAAGTTATGGAGTACAGTTGTAGGTGGTGGCTATTGGACTAAAGAGTTGCCTGAGCTTGAGCTTGTTAAACAAAAAAACAAGAAATACAAAAAAGAGTTAGAAAACTATGACATGCCTGAAGTGTATGATGCTGTTAATACTATGCAGGCTACACCGTTTAAGATTAACACATTTATTTTACGTGTTATGCAGGAAGCGTGGGACAAAGGGTTAGCTGTTGGTGGTATGCCACCTAACACTAATTATGATATTCCAAACAAACCACATGACATTGAAACTAATGTTGAAAGTAGAAGAGACTGGAAAAGAAAAGCTGTAATGGCTCACACAGAAAATGCTAGAATGTTTTCTAAACGTTTACTGTATGCTAAAATTATATGGCTTGCACAAAAGTTTAAAGATTATGCAACGTTATATTTTCCATTGCAATTAGACTTTAGAGGCAGAGCTTATTGTGTGCCGGCGTTTTTAAACTATCAGTCTATTGGAGGTGCCAAAGCTTTATTGTCTTTTGCACAAGGTAAAGCAATCACAAAAGAAAACAAAGGTGATTACTGGTTAGCTGTGCATGGTGCCAACATGTACGGTCAAGATAAAATATCTTTTAGTGACCGTGTTAAATGGACTGAGGATAATGAATCTTGGATT